GCGATCTTCGGCTCGCCCGTCACCTCTCGAACACGGTCATTCGCACCGACTCTCGCGGGTCTCGGATCAGTAAGGACTCGAAGGGCTCGCCCCGAAAAATCGACCTCGCCGTGTCCGCAGTAATGGGACTAGAGCGAGCGATGCAGGAACCGGAGCGAGAGCCCGAAACGCAGTTCTTTAGCTGGGCCGACCTTTAGGAGTACGCGTGAAATACCTTCCGTCGCTTCCGTGGCGACGCGTCATATCCGACGTCGCCGACGTCGGCGGTCTCGGTTGTCTGGTCGGCGCGGGTTGGTGGTTCAACTCGGCTCTAGGCGTCGGCCTTCTCGGCGGCGCTCTCCTGCTAGTCGGATGGGTGGTCGGCAATGAGCCTTCTACGTCGGGCGAGTAGGCAGAGCCGGGGCTTTATGGCTTCCGATACCGGCGACCCCTGGTCGATTCCCTCGAACGGACAGTTGGCGCCGTCGTCGGCGTCCGGCGTGTCCGTTACCGAAGAGTCGGCGATGCGTCTTCTCGTCGTCTCGTCGGCCGTCCGCATTCTGTCCGACGCTGTCTCGGGTCTGCCCTTCGACGCTGTTCGCGCTGAGGGCGAGATTCGGAAGACTGTCGAGCCCCCGCCGCAGATAATCGCCGACCCGTTCGGCGGTAACTCGACCCCGGGTCTCACGACTCGCCGTCAGGGCTTCGGTCAGATGATGGTTTCTCTTCTGCTGAGGGGCAACGCGTACGCGGCCGTCCTCGACCGAGACCGCATGAACCGGCCGACACGCCTTCGTGTGCTGCACCCGGATTACGTGAAGTGCGAGTTCGACGAGAGCGGGCAGCGGGTCTACGAAGTCAACAATGCGCCCGTTCCGACGGCCGACATGATTCACCTAGTCGGCATGTCCTACCCGGGTTCGCCGACCGGCATAAGCGTGATCAAGTACGCCCGTGAGTCCATCGGTCTCGGTCTCGCCGCTGAAGAGTTCGGGGCTCGATTCTTCGGGTCCGGCGCTCACATGTCCGGCATCGTGACCGTGCCCGGCGACCTCGACAAGGAACGTGCCCGGGGGCTTAAAGAGAGCTTCACGTCGGCGCACGCCGGACTCAGGAACTCGCACACGGTCGGTGTCCTGACGGGCGGTGCTACGTGGCACCCGATTAGCGTCACGCCGGACGACGCGCAGTTTCTCGGCACTCGGCAGGCGCAGAATCTCGACCTCGCGATGTTGTTCGGCGTGCCGCCGCACATGCTCGGTCAGGTCGATAAGACGACCTCTTGGGGTACCGGTATCGAACAGCAGGGTCTCGGCTTCCTGGCTTACACGCTGTCGCCGTGGCTAGGCCGGTTCGAGGATGCATGGTCGACCATGCTCTCTAAGCCTCAGACGGCGCGCTTCAACGCCGACGCCCTACTGAGGACGGACACGGCCGGACGCTATGCCGTCTACACGGCCGCCCGTTCCGCTGCAATTCTCACGACGAACGAAATTCGCGCGCTTGAGAACTTCGCCCCGATCGACGGCGGCGATGACATTGCGGCCCCGATGAATTCCAGTGCGCCGAAGATGAAAGACAACGCCGCTTCGTCTACTGCGCCTAAGACCGACGATTTGGGGGCGGTTTTGTAGTGAGCAAGTTTGCAAGTCGCGCGACGCTGGGCGTCGTCGAGAACCGAAGCCGACCCTTCGAGGGCGTCGAGCTTCGCGAAGCGGCCGACGGCACCGGGGGCAATTCGTTGACCTTCCGTGGCTATGCGTCCGTCGTCGACGCCGCCTATGAAATGAGCGACTATCTCGGCGACTACACGGAGGTAATCCGGGCGGGGGCGTTCGCACGGACGCTAGCGGCCGGTGCCGACGTGCCGTTCAAGGTCAACCACGACGGAATCACGCTCGCCCGGACGAAGTCGGGAACGATGAGGCTCGCCGAAGACTCGACCGGGCTTCACGTCGAGGCCGACCTCGACCCGGCGTCGCCTGCCGTTCAGACACTCCGCAGCGCTATGGAGCGGGGCGACCTCGACGAAATGTCGTTCGCGTTCCGGGTCGTGCGTCAGGATTGGTCGCCCGACTGGACTCAGCGGGACATTACTGAGGTCGACCTGAACAAGGGCGACGTGAGCGTCGTCAACTACGGCGCCAACCCGCACACGGGTGGGCTTACTTCGCTCCGTTCCGCTGAACTCGCTTCAGCTATGCGCGAGTTGCGCGCTGGTGAGCTGACGCCGGAGAAGCTAGACGCAATCTTCCGGCTGATTCCTGAACTCGCGGCGGCTCTCCCGACAGGGGAGAGCGACGAAGCGCGAGAGGTCGAGGACGTCGACCTATCTCTTTACGACGCTCGCCTTCGAGCGCTTTCTCTCTAACCCCCTTCGGTGCCACCTACTCACGTGAGTAGGTGACTCCGTCATGCCTGAAAACAGGAGTACCGCACACATGCGTGATGTGATTAACGGCGTTATTGCCAATCGCACTGAGGCTCGCGCGAAGCTCGACGCGATGCTAGAGACCGCAAAGACCGAGAAGCGCGGTCTGTCCGACGACGAGAAGGCGGAATTCGACCGGGTCGAGGCGGAGGTTCGCGAGTTCGACGCCCGGATCGAGGAGCTAGACACTCAGATTCGCGCCGACGAGAAGGCGGCCGAGACCGCGAAGCGTTACGCCGGTTCCGTGAAGGTGACTTCCGAGCCTGAGGTTTACCGGAACGACGTCGGCGGCCGGTCGTACTTCCGCGATCTGCACCTCGCCCGCAACAAGGGTGACCGCGACGCCGTCGACCGTCTCGCCCGTAACGACCGCATGCGCGCCGACACCGAGAAGCGAGCTATCTCGACCGTGAACGGCGCGGGCGGCGAGTTCGTTCCGCCCGTGTGGCTGGAGCAGGAGTTTGTGAAGCTCGCGCGTCCGGGTCGCATTACCGCGAACCTGACCCCGACCTTCGCCCTTCCGGCCGGTACCGACGCAATCAACATTCCGAAGGTCTCGACCGGTACCGCTGTCGCTCAGCAGACTTCACAGAACACGGCCGTTCAGAACACTGACCTTGCGACGACCTCGATCTCTTCGCCGGTCGTGACGATCGCCGGTGGGCAGACCGTTTCGCTTCAGCTTCTGGAGCAGAGCCCGCTAAACATCGATCAGGTGATCCTCGCCGATCTCGCGGGCGACTACGCGCAGAAGCTAAACGCTCAGGTTCTCGCCGCCGCTGGTGGTGCTGGAAACCTGACCGGTATTACGAAGCTCGCCGGTATCAACGCCGTGTCGTACGTGTCGGGTTCGCCGACGGTCTCGCTTCTCTACAGCAAGATCGCCGGTGCGATTCAGTCGGTGCACACCGCGCGGTTCCTGCCGCCGGACACGATCATCATGCACCCCCGCCGGTGGGCGTACCTTCTCGCCGCCTCCGACACCGCTAACCGTCCGCTGGTGACCCCGGCGGCTGGTAGTCCGATGAACAACCTTGCTGCGGCGGGCGACGTCGCGGCTCAGGGTTACGTCGGGCAGCTTCAGGGTCTGCCGGTTTACGTCGACGCCGGTATCACCACGACCAACGGCGCCGGTACCGAAGACGTGATCATCGTTGCTCGCATGGCGGATCTCATGCTGTGGGAAGGCAACGTTCGCGCTGAGGCGTTCCAGCAGACGTTCGCTCAGAACCTGAGCGTTTTCGTCCGGCTGTACAACTACGCCTCTTTCCAGGCCGGTCGCTACCCGCAGAGTATTTCTATGATCTCGGGTACCGGTCTGATCGCCCCGCAGTTCTAGTAGCCGCGTGATTGGGGCACTTGCTCACGTGAGTAGGTGCCCCGGTCCGTTCCATAGGAGAGTTCATTGCCCCCCGCTAAGCCCGCCGTTCGTTCCGATATCGCCGTCGAGGTCGACGGCGTCCTCGACGAGAACGGCGCTTTCACTGGTGAGTGGATCGAGAGCGACGGCTTCGATTCGGTTCGCCTTCTTTACAGCTTCGAGCGCAATCAGCCGAGTGTCGGCTTCGAGGAAGCCCTAGACGCCGCTGAGAGCGCCGTTATCTACGCCCGGCCGGTCCAGTACCCGAATCACTCGGAGACTCGCCTAACCGGCCGTTACTTCCGTCTCGTCGCCGACGACGGCGTGCCGGGCACTGTCTTTCGGGCTTCGGTCCGTCGCGTTAGCTAGTCGAGGGGGCGGCCGTGTCGCTTATCTATTTCGCCGGTCAGGACGTCGCCCTTACCGCCGTGCCGGTCGCCGACAACGGGGGAGCCCCTAGCGGCGCTGTAACCGTCTCTCTGACCGTCACAGACCCGACCGGGGCAACCAGTACCCCGGCAGTCTCCGGACCCGTCTCAGGGGCGTACACGGCCGTTGTGCCGTCCGTCTCGGTCGCCGGTGTGTGGCTGGTCCGATGGACGGCGACCGGAACCGGCGTCGGCTGGTCGAGTGAGACCCAATTTCAGGTTCGCGCCGTCGGCGTCGAGCAACTAGTCGACCTTCCGTCGGTCAAGGCGCACCTGAACATCACGCCGACCGACGGCCGACAGGATGACGAACTACAGGGGTTCATACTCGCTGCGGCCGACCTTGCTCGGGACCATTGCGGTCCGTTCATTCCGGAGACGCACACCGAGTTTCACGACGGCGGAAAGCCGTCGATCGTTCCCGACTGGCTTCCGGTTAAGTCGGTGCTCTCCGTGACTGAGTTCTACGGGCTCTATTCCTACGCCCTGACCGAGACGCCCCTAGGCGGCTCTCAGGCGTCGGCATTCGCCTTCTCGGTCGACTACTCGACCGGCGAACTCACCCGGCGAACGTTCAGCGGCGACGCTGTCGACTTCGCCGACGGCACGAAAAACGTCAAGGTCGTTTACACGGCCGGTCGAGCCGGTGTGCCGTACTCGATCCGTCTCGGCGTACTGGAGCTAGTGCGGCACATGTGGCAACTCACGCAACAGGGCGGCCGACCGAAGTTCGGCGGCGCCGGTTACGAGAGTGACGCTGTCGTACCGACCGGCTTCGCCCTGCCTCAGCGTGTCCTCGAACTCTGGGCACCGTTCCGTCGACCGCCCGGAGTGGCCTAATGACTCCGTCCTCTTCGGCCCCGGCCGTCCGGACGTACCTACACGACCAACTGACGGCGACTCTCACGCCGGACCCGCTGTCGCCCCGGTCGAGCCTTCTCGTGTGTTACGACGTGCCCGGTCCGAATCAGCCCGACGACATTGTGTCGGTCGGGAAGATTCACCGCCGTCTAGGCGTGAACTCACTCGTCGGCGGGGGCGGCGCCGGATGGCTCGAAGAGCGCTACACGGTCGAGGTAATCGTCGACGTGTACCGGGGCGGCGACGACGCTCAAGCGACCTACCTTCGGGCGTCGACTCTCGTCGAGTCGGCTATCTCCCTAGTCCGTTCCGACCCGACACTAGGCGGCGCTGTAGTCGTCGCTAAGCCGGTCAGTGATCTGACCGAAGTCGAATGGGACGAAGCGCACGGCGGATATCACGCATGCGCGACCCTCGAATTCGAGTGCTACCAAAGGATTTAACGTGCCTGCATTCAAGTACACCGGTTCCGACGAGCGGTATTACCCGGGCATAGGTCGGCATGTCCGCAACGGCGATTCCGTTCTGTGGGACGTCGAGCCCGACGACGGCCGATGGGAAGCCGTCGAGGATTCCGCCCCGGCTAAGAAGTCTGCCCCGGCGAAGTCCGATCCCGCCCCCGCTGAATCTGTCCCGGCCGTCGACGCTCCGAAGGGTGCCTAATGCCTAAGTCTTCGCTCTTTAGTTTCCTCGGTATCGCGAAGGAAACGACCTTTGGTACCGCTGTAACCCCTACGGCGTTTATCCCGGTGACCAACATGACGCCGAAGGACAGCGTCACCCTGCTAGATGACAAGGGTTGGCGCGGGTCTCTGGTCGAGACGTACGGCAAGGTGGCCGGTCCGGTTACCGGCTCGCTCGACTTCGACGGCGACGTGTTCCCGGACACCATTGGTTGGATGGTTACCGGCATCCTTGGCGACATTGCGACGACCGGCGCTTCTGCCCCGTACACGCATAACGTCGCCGTTCTCAACTCGGGTACGGGTCAGCCGCCTTCGTACACCCTGACCGACACGTATTCGGTCGCTACCCGCGCTTATGCCGGTGCGAAGTTCACTGAGCTTGGATTCAAGCTCAGCGCCGACGGTCTCTTCACCTACTCGGCGAAGGCGACGACCTTCGGGTCGGCTACGGCGACCCTTCCGACGTCGTCGTTCACGTCTGTACCGGTGCAGCCGGGTTGGCTAGGCGTCGTTCAGATTGGCGGCGTCACGTCGGCTTCCGTCCTCGACGCTGAGGTGACGATCAAGCGGCCGGTTACCGTCATGAACACGGTCGACGGCACTCAGTCGCCCGCGAACCTGTGGTCGGGTCCCGTCACTGTCGACGGGAAGATGACACTCATCATGGAAGACGAGACGCAGCTAACCAATTACCTGACTCAGGTACAGCCGTCGCTCGATATCAACTTCGCTCAGGGTGCCGGTGCGACGGCGACTCAGGTGAAGCTGCACATGTCGAAGGTCGCTTACTCGGCGGCCGATATCTCTCGCGGTAAGGACTACGTCGAGATTCCGATCACCTTCGAGGCGATTGCGAACTCTACGGACATCGGCGCTTCGGCCGGGTTCTCGCCGATCAAGGTCACCATTCAGAACGCCGTCACGACGGGAACTTACAAGTAATGAGCGAGCTTTCTCCGACCCATGTCACCCTACCTTCCGGTGCGACCGCCGACCTTCGCCCCGTCGCCGACGTGACCGAGCGACAGCGTCGGCCGATCAAGCGCATTCAGGCGAAGCTCGCCGGTATGCCTGCCTTCGCCGGTGCCGTCGCTGAGGCTCAGAAGGCGGGCGACGCCGTCCTCACGCCCGACCAGCAACTGAGGATTGCTGGGGGCATGGGGGAGGCTTTCGACCTCCTCGAAGACCTGAACGACGCCCTTATCGTCGCGGCCGTCCGTGGCTGGTCGTACGACTTCCCGGTGTCTCTCGACGCCTGTCAGGATCTGCCCGGCCGTGACCTCGACGCCCTTCGTTCGGCCACGGCGCCGTACATGCAGGCGCTAATGCCGGACTTCGATCCGACGCCGGATGCTGATTCCCCTACCGAGCCCTCCGTCGCCTAGCGTCGGCGCTGGAGGGGCACGACCGTTACGACCCTTCCGAATACCCGTCGGAGGAATACCGGATATGGCGACTGTGCACACTGCTGCACTGTCGCCCGTCCGAACTCGACGGCGAGTCGGCCGTCGCCCTCGACTGGCTTCTCGCCGTCGACGACACGGTCGAGAAGGTTCGCCGGACGCTCGAAGAGAGGGAGGCGAAGAAGAATGCCGGGTGATTTCATCCAAGCCGTTGTGCATGGGAACCGGCGTACGGCCGAGTCACTGCTCATGATGGATAGGGGCGTTGACCTAGCAACTCGGAAGGCTCTCAAGGAAGTTGGGAGCGTCACGAAGCGTTCGATTCGCCGGAACCTGAACGGTGCCCCCCGTTGGAATCGTCGAGGCGAGTCCGCCCGGACCGGCCCTGAGGTGAAGCTGAGCGGCCCTTACCACGCCCCGCGTGGGGGAGGGGCGGGAAAGTTCACGGGTCACCTGTACGGCGCCGTCAAGGCGAGTCGACGCCCCCGGGTTCGAGCCCATGCGATGTCGTCGGCCGTCTTCGTCGGCGGCGCCGGGAACGTGCAGAACCTTTACAAAGCACGTCAGGAATCGAAGTTCCCGTATTTCAAGCCGGGCGTCCGAAACGCTGAAAAGAAGATGCCCGCCATATGGGAGAAGCATTGGGGCGCGGCGACCAAAGTCATCTAGGCACCTACTCACGTGAGTAGGTGACCAGGGAAGGGAAATCATGGGATCGCTGCCCCCGGTCTTTATCGAGTTCCTAGGTAACTCAACCGGCTTTATGGCCACTTCGCGCGGCGTCCGGACCGAGCTAGGTCGAGTCGAGCGCGAAGGCGGCGGCTCTATGGCGAAGCTCGGCGCTGTCGGCAAGGCGGCGCTTCTCGGAGTCGGCGTTGCTGCTGCTGCGGCGGCAGTCAAGACAGTGCACATGGCGGCCGACTTTCAGACTCAGATGACGCGCGTCCATACCGGTGCGGGCGAACTCGCGAAGAACATGGACACTGTCGGTCGTGGCGTACTGGCCATGGCCGGTCAGGTCGGCGAGTCGACTAAAGATCTGACGTCCGGTCTCTACATGGTCGAGTCGGCGGGATTCCACGGGAAGAACGCGCTCGACGTACTGAAGGTATCCGCCATGGGTGCGAAGGTCGGTGCAGCCGACCTAGCGACCGTCACGGACGCTGTCACGACCGCCATGAACGCTTACAGCCTTCAGTCGAAGGATGCGGCGACCAACCTTCAGAACACGACCGACGTAATGAATGCTCTCGTCGGCACCGAAGCCGAAGGCAAAACCAACATGGAAGCCCTAGCGGGCTCTATGTCGAAGATTCTTCCCGCCGCTGCGGCGGCACACGTCGGGCTTCACGAAGTGCTCGGCGCCATGGCGACCATGACCATGCAGGGCACGTCGGCCGACGTCGCCGCGACCTACCTACGGCAGACGATCGGGCAGCTTTCCAACCCGACGGGCAAGGCGTCTCAGGCAATGCGCGGTCTCGGTCTCGATGCGACCGAAGTCTCGAAGAATCTCGGTAAGAAGGGTCTCGCCTCGACCCTGAATATGCTTACCGACGCGATCGCTAAGCACACGTCACACGGAACCGTCATGATTTCCACGCTGAAGAAGGCGTCGAAGAACACGTCGGAATTCCAAAAGGCACTAGCGAACCTGAGCCCGGCACAGAAGACGCAGATTGGTGCACTCGCCGACATGGTCGGCGGCACTAAGTCGATGATGGCTGCACTACAGCTATCGGGCCCGCACATGCAGACCTTTAAGGACAACGTCGCCGGAATCAATAAGCACGTAAAGGACGGCGGTAAGGGCGTCGAGGGTTGGGCGGACGTCCAAAAGACGTTTAACCAGCGAATGGCTCAGGCGAAGGGCTCATTCGAGGCGATCGGAATCTCGATCGGTCAGGTTCTCTTGCCCTACGCGTCCCGGATGATCGGGTGGCTATCGACCGGCGTCACGTGGCTTACGAAGCACAAGACGGCGACGTATGCGCTCGCCGGTGTCATCGGCGGCGTACTCACGGTCGGTCTCGCCGCCGCTGCGGTCGCTGCTTGGAGTTTCACGGCCGCCATGCTCGCCGACCCGGTTACGTGGATCGTCGTTGGCGTCATGGCACTAGTCGCCGCACTGGTCGTTCTGATCATGCATTGGCGTCAGGTCTGGGGATGGATTCAGAAGAACATTCCCGCCGTCGCGCACGCCTTCGTCGCCATTTGGCATGGGTCCATAAAGGCGTGGCATCAGATTTGGGATTGGGGCGTCAAGGCTGTTCACGCTGTCGTGAAGTGGTTCAACGACAACGTGTTGACATGGCTTAAGGCGCGATTCAAGGATCTCACCACATGGTGGAAGAGCCATTCCAAGGAGATCTCTGAGGCGTGGAAGCTGGTTTGGACCCTGGTTAAGGATCAAGCCGCGATCGTCTGGGACGCGCTGAAGGTTGGCCTATCCGTCCTGTCGACTGCTTGGAATGTGGCTTGGACGACCATTAAGGATCTCGCGATTACGGTATGGCACCTAATCTCGAATGCCGTCACGACCGCCATGCACCTACTGATGAACACGATCGGGGTAATCCTCGACATCATCACGGGTCATTGGGGTAAGGCGTGGCAGGACCTTAAGAAGCTAGTCACTCAGGCGATTGGCGACGTAACCCATTTCTTGAAGACGCTCGCGGGCGACTTCGGAAATCTGCTGTACGACTCCGGTAAGGCGATCATCAACGGTCTGATCAATGGCATTAAGTCCATGGCCGGAGCGGTCGGCGACGCCGTGTCGCATGTCGCACACGGTGCCGTGTCGACGTTCAAGTCGGTGCTCGGTATTCACTCGCCGTCGCGGGTCTTTCATCAACTAGGTGTGTGGATTCACGAAGGTCTCGTGAACGGTCTCACCAGCACGTATAAGCGTGTTCAGGACGCCGTGAAGAAGACACTCAAGCTGCTTTCGGAAATGCACACGAAGGCGGCGACCGGCGTCGAGAAACTGGTGAAGCGTGACGGTGCGGCGCTAGAGAAGCTCGCGAAGAATCGCGAGAAGATCGCCGCCCGGCTGAAGTCGGCTAACGCCCACCTAAAGGACCTACAGCGGGCATGGACCGACGAGAAGAACAATGTCGCGTCGGGCATCATGCAAAACGCTTCTGTGGTCATGCAGGGCCAGAACGGGGCACCGATAAGCGCGGGCGACGTCGTCGCGAACATGCAAGCGCAAGTCGCGAAGGCGAAGGCATTCGCGGCGAACCTTCAGCAGCTAAAGAAGATGGGGCTTCGCGCCGATCTGATCGACCAAATCGCTCAGGCGGGCGTCGACCAGGGCGGCGACACGGCTTTCGCTCTCGCGCACGGTAACGCTGGTCAGATCGCGCAGCTAAACCAAATGCAGGGGTCGCTAGTCAGCACGGCGAACACGACCGGTAAGGCGGTCGCCGACTCTATGTACGGCGCCGGAATCAAGGCCGCGAAGGGTCTCGTCGACGGGCTCAAGAAGCAGGATGCCGCCCTTCGTAAGCAGATGGAGAAGATCGCCGAGAGCATGGCCGATTCGATCGCGCATGCCCTAGGAATCAAGACCCATCACGCCGCGAAGAAGCACCCGGCGAAGAAGCATCCGGCGGCGAAGCATCACCCGACGGCGCACCACGCCGCGAAGAAGCATCACGCCGCTAAGCCGAAGCCGCCGCAGCATCACGGACCCGTTCACCACCACACGACGATTCACGTCGAGGTGCACGGGTCGGTGCGAAGCGACCGCGACCTTCGCGACGTGATTCAAAAGGAAATGCTGCGTCTCGGCGGTCGTAACTCGACCACATGGCAGCAATTCAAGCGCTAGCCGCACGGGGCAGTCACATACTCACGTGAGTAGGTGACTGCCCCCTTCTCGGAGGGACCCATGGCACCTAACCCGAACTATCCCGTCGTGAGTGAGCTTTGGGGACCTCAGGCGTCGGCGGCCGGGGCAAGTGTGCCTGCCGGTCGATGGGTTGATCTGATCGACCGCACGCTGAATCAGTCGACGGCGCGTCGAGGGAAGCAATACGAACTCGACCAGCCTCAGGCGGGCGAGTACGCGATCACACTCGGCTCGCAGGATGGAGCCCTCGACCCGACGAACACGGGCGGACCATGGGGCGGCGACATACTGCCCTATCAGCCGTACGCCCGCCGGGCACAGTGGCCACCGACCCCCAACCTTCTTACGGCCGTTCAGGCGACGTGCGGCGAAGGTCTCACCGTCGGCGCCATACCGGCATCGGTCGGCGTGAAGTCGACGGCCGACGCAACGGGCGGTCAGATCGCCGCCCCGTCCGGAGCGCTTACCGCATTCCAGGGAACGAAGACCTTCCGCTTTACCGTGAACAACGGTCAGGGTTCCGGCTCGCGTATCGGCTACACGGACGGGGTCGGCGTCGCCCCGGGCAAGACATACACGGTTCAGCTTCGCGTGCGCTGTATCACGGACGCTGTTTCTGCCCCCGTGAAGGCACACCTAGCGTTCTACGGGTCGAACCCGGCGTCGGGTCCGGTCACCTTCAACTACGGCTCGACGTCGACACTCACGGGTAGCTCGACGGCGAACACATGGACGCTCATAACGGCTACGGCGACCGCGCCGACGACGGGCGGCGTTTACGGAATGAGCGTCGGCTTCAGCACGGCCGGAACGTACGCCGCGACGGCCGTGATCGAGGTCGACGCATGGCAGGTTGAGCGCGGGTCGTCGGCTTCCGCGTGGTCGACGCCCGGTGTCTGGTATCCGCTCTTTACCGGCTTCACGGAACGTTGGCCTAGTCAGTGGGCGGACGGCGGCACGTATGGCGAAGTCTCGCCGACGGCCGTCGACACGTTCGCGTTGCTGTCTCAGGTGCAGCTCAAAGATGTGTTTCAGGAAGAGATCGACTCTCATTCGCCCCGCTTCTGTTTCCCGCTGAGTGATGCTGCCGGGTCGACGACGTTCGCCGACAACACGGGCTCGCTCGCGCCCGTTGCTGCCGTGCAGAGCAAGACGGGAAACGGGAACCTGACCGCCGGTGTGTCCGTCGTCTCTGCGAGCGCTACAGGGGCGTACACGGGCTCTACGGGGACGGTCGTGAACTTCGCCCCGCCCCTCGCCGGATCGCCGTCCGTAAGCCCGGCGACGGTCCTCGACCTTCGAAGCGTCGGCGTGAACGGACCCGCGACCACCGCGTGGACTCGAATGCTCGCTTTCCGGGTTACCGGCACACTCCCGTCTGACAGCTATGTCCTTTGGGAGACGCGCACTAATTCGTACGGCGACGGAAACCTCGACGGGCATATCCGGCTCTCTTTGGCGAGCAACGGATGGATTCAGCTACACACGAACGCGAAGGGGAGCGACTACGCGTTCAGCCTTATCCCCATGGGGAATGTAAACCTTGCCGACGGTAATTGGCACCTAGTCGTCTTCGGCTTCGATTCCGGGAACGTCCGCTACTCGGTCGACGGCGCGACGACGACACAAGCGGTTAGCGGACCGCCGACACTGACCAACTTTGTCGACGCTGTCGGCGCTTTGTGGTCGGGGCACACGAAGAGTGCGACCGACGCTTTTCAGGGCGACCTAGCGTTCGTGACCGAATTCCCGTCGCTGCTGTCGGCGGCCGACATGGGTCAGCTCTATTCGACGTGGCGGTCGAGCGCGAGCGGCGAGAGTAGCGACGCGCGGTATCGCCGCATCCTGCGTTACGCCGGGTTCACGGGGGCGAGCAACATCGGCGCCGGTCTGACGGTGTCGATGGGTCCGGCCGACCTAGGCGGAACCGACGTCATGTCGGCGCTGAACGACGTCGTCACGACCGAGAACGGCGAGCACTTCGTCGCCGCCGACGGAACGATTGTGTTCCGGGGTCGAGGCGTGCGGTACAACACGCTGAGTCCGGCCCTGACGTTCGGCGACGGTCCGGGCGAGTTGCCTTACGAGGATCTGCAACTCGACTTCGACTCGACGCATCTAGCGAACTCAGTCACGGTCACTCAGCAGTCGACCGGTACGAACTACACGGCGAACGACGCCGCGAGCATCGCCGCCTATTTCACCCGGAGCATGACGCGAAGCATCAACACGACCAGCAATCCTGAAACTCAGGATGCGGCCGACTACTTCGTGAGCCGCTACAAGCAGCCGCTTACGCGAGTACAGAGCATCAAACTTCACCCGTCCGCCAATACGGCTCTGTGGGCACCGTTGCTCGCACTGGAACTAGGCACCCGGGTACGGGTTAACCGGCGTCCGCCCGGTGCCCCGTTGATCTCGGCCGACTGTTTCGTCGAACAGATCTCTTGGGACATGGACGCGAACAACGAAGCGACTGTGACGCTTCAGTGTTCGCCGATCGACGCGAACCCATACGGCGAGTTCGCCCCGTTCCACTCGATCACGGCTCAGGCGTACGCCGCTGGCACGTTCGGGGTCGCCATCGTTCCGCACGGCGACAGCACGGATCCGCTGTCGGCACAGGTTCCGGCCGGAACGCAATTCGTCATCGACCCCGGATTGCCGACACAGGAAACCATCACGGCGACCAGCATTCAGAACGGCGACTTCACGCCCGGCGGTAGCTGGACGTATGGCGTGCTGGTTACTTCAGTGCCGACCAGTCAGCCGCATGCCGCTGGAGCTGTGGTTACAGAGTTGCTGCCGTCCGGCGTGACCGACCCGACATACCTCGACAGCGCCGAGAAGTTCGACACGGTGCTCTTCGCGTACTAACCAACCCGGTCACCTACTCACGTGAGTAGGTGACCGGAGCAAGGGAAACATCCGTGACTCTTCAGCCTGTAAGCCCGTACACGGCGGTGACTGGCAACTTCTTGACGGCGGCACTCTGGAACGCTCAGGTTCGCGACGGGGTCGGGTACCTAATGGCGCCGCCGACGTTCCAGGCACATTCGGAATCGGCCCAGACATGCACTAGCGGTATCTGGACCAGTCTCAATCTGGAAGTCGAGAGCTTCGATAACTACGGCGGACACTCGATCTTGACCAATACGAGCCGATACACGGCACAGGTCGCCGGTGTCTATCTCGTTTCCGGGTCGGCGTCATTCAAGGGCAGTAGCGGCGGAAACACGCTGCATAACCGGGGCGTGCGAATTCAGGTGAACGGCACGTCGTCCGCTCATGGTTCGTTTGTAAAGACGCTATCCGCCGACGGCACCGCGTCTAGCGCCGTCAACACGACCTGTCTCGTGTACCTAAACGTAGGCGACTACGTCGAAGTGCAGGGGCTACAGGATTCCGGCTCTGACGTCGTCACTAGCGCGACGGCTGGTGACGTGGCGCCTCAAATGTCAGTTCTTTGGGTCAGTAACTAAGGGGGACCAAATGCAGACCCATTCCGAATTTCACTATGCCGTGACCGTTGGCACGGCGAATGACACCTACCCGATTAACACGACCCTTTCTCTGGGTGATGGTTGGGACGACGCATCCGTTAACGCCTTCGTTCAGGTGCTGCGTGATTTCCCGTGGCCTACGGCGGCACGACCCGTTCAGGTCTCGGGTGGCAAGGTGACCATTACGACGGATACCTATTCCTCTGACCTGTCCACCACTCCGCCCACCTTCGTCTAAGGGGTACCCTCATGGCCATTCTCGGCGTAGACGTTTCCGCATTTCAGCCGATCGCATTCCCGACTAAGGGGCTCGCGTTCGCCTTCGTCAAGGCGACTGAGGGCACGTCCTATGTGAACCCGCATGCCGTCGGTCAGGTTGCGCACGCTCGCGCCGCCGGTCTGGTCGTCGGGCACTACCACTTCGGTACGAAGGGCGACGGCGTCGCTCAGGCGGATTACTTCCTGAGGCATGCCGACCTGAAGCCGGGCGACATTCTCGCGTTCGACTGGGAGGTTTCCGGCGTCTCTCAGAGCGAGCGAGACGCATTCATAAAGCACGTCAAGGCGCATGCCCCGGGTCACCGCGTGCTGCTGTACTGCAACACGGACTATTGGAAGAACCGGGATACCGAGAACTACGCGGGCGACGGTCTTTGGATCGCCGACCCGAATCACTCGGCCGGTCACCCGAACGTCAAGCACTCTTGGGTGATCCATCAGTATTCGTGGGCAGGCGGGATCGACCGGAACGTCGCGAACTTCGCGAGCGTTGCGGCGCTGAAGGCATGGGCCGGTGTGCCCGTTCCGAAGCCTGCCCCGAAGCCGGTACCGCTACCGGCGCCAACCCCCCACCCTGCCCCGGCACTTACCCTCGCTCAGCGCGTGACGGCGCTAGAAAAGGCTGTTAAGTCGCTTCAGGCGAAGGTGCGCTAATGGCAGACGAAAAGCTAGGAGTCGTCACCATTTCCGCACGTGAGATTTACGACGAGATTGTCGGCATGCGTGAGGACGTTCGGTCACTCGCTCAGTCTCGCCACGACGACTCAGAAACACTCAACGATCACGAGAACCGCATTCGCTCGGTCGAGCGATGGAAGTACGGAATTCCCGTTACCGCTGTCGCGTCGGTCGTCGCCGTAATCGAAGCTCTCGCTCAGAAGTAAGGAACCCGCAGTATGGCCATTTCTGGCAAGGTCACCGCGTCCACTGTCGCCGCCGCCGCTGTAACCGTCGTGTCCGGCATCCTCGCCCCGCATGTGTTCTGGTCGTCGGTGCCGTCCGACGTCCGGGGTCTCGTCGAGGCGGGCGTTACCGCCGTCGTCACCTTCGCGTCGGGTTATCTCGCCCGGCACGGGGTCGACGCCGGGGCGGTCGAGCACGACGTCGAGTCGCTCGCCGACGACTTCGGTGTGCCGTTCATGCAGGTTCACGACGTCGTCGACGCACCGGTCGACGAGCCGGTCGGCGAGCCTGCCCCGTCCGTCGTCGAGCCGGTCGCCGTGACCCCGTCGACCCCGGTCGTCTAGTCGCGGAAAACCCTTGCGCTCTCCTACCCGGTGTCAGACGACCCTGAGGGAGAGCGCATGGGATATCCGCACCTTGCATTGATCGGCGCGGCACGGTCCGGGAAGGACACTGTCGCCGCCCGGCTCGTTCGCCGGTTCGCCTATACCCGGCTCGCGTTCGCCGACCCGCTGAAGGATGCGGCAATGGCATTCGATCCGTTCGTGACCGAGACGCAACCCGCCCGGCGACTCTCGTCGGTCATTCATCAATTCGGATGGGATCGCGGGAAGGATGCTTACCCGGAAGTGCGCCGGACGCTTCAGCGAATGGGGGAGGGGATTCGGGAATACGACCCCGATTTCTGGCTTCGGATTCTTCTCGACAAAGTCGAGGCGGCCGACACGTGGAATATGCCGGTCGTCGTGTCCGACGTCCGGTACCCGAATGAAGCCGACGCCCTAAAGGCAAGAGGCTTCCGCATGGTCCGGGTCGTCCGGCCGGGAATTCCGACCGTCGAGAAATTCCGGCAGCACATATCCGAGACCGCCCTAGCCGACTATCCGGCCGATGACGTCCTGTCGAATTCCGGAACCCTCGACGCCCTACACGAACGGGTCGACGCCCTAGTCGGCTAGCTCTGAGCCCCCGCTTCGGCGGGGGCTTTTTGCGTTCCCGGGGGCGGCGATGTGTCCGGTTCGCCGGACTCTTCGGTAAAACTTCGGTAACGAATGGGCCCGTGTCGGCCGGTCTTCCGCCGTTCGGCCACCTACTCACGTGAGTAGCTGCTACGGTGGGTACCGGTTCAATCGACAACGGCGAAGGGGCGGGGCAGTGAAGATCGAGATCGCGGCATACAACGCAAGCGGCGAAATGCTCTATCTGAACGGTGCCGACACCGATGCCGTCATGACGAAGACCGTCGAGGGTTACCGCGTCGCACTCCGGGCGGCCGTCGAGGGGCCGAAGACGGCGCTTCGCTGGCACGACGGCGACTCGGAGTTTCGCCGCAACAAGATTGCGTCCTTCCGGTTCCGTGGCGACAACGGGGCGGAAGACCGCTTCACTCGCGACGAAGCGGCGGCCGAACTCGCCCGCATGGAAGCCAGTCTTGGCCGGGTCTCGACGCCTGCCGTAACCGACAACCACACCGACAGCACGACCGACACGAAGGGGGCGGCCGCCATGGCTGCAACGAAGAAGACTGCCGCGAAGCCCGAGACGACCGCGAAGGCGACTGAGGCCGAGGACGCCGCCGCGAAGGTTCGTGAGGAGATCGAGGCGAACATCGAGCGGCTCGCGTCGCTCGTCGAGGCCGAGAACGCCGAAGGTGTCGCCGACCTGAAGAAGGCGACCGACTCTCTCGTCGCGAAGCTCCCGGTCAAGGAGCGCAACCCGCTCCGCCAGCGCGTTGCGGCCGCTGCGACCGCTCAGGAGAAGCCGGAACCGGCGAAGTCGACTGAGGTCGCGAAGGCGACCGTCTCTGACGTCACGGCGCCTGCCCGGGAACTCGACGCGAAGGTCGACGCCGCCGCCGCGAAGGTGCGTGACGCTGCGGCTTCGGCGTACGGCGCGGGTAAGGAGATCGCCCGCATGCTTCTCGACATTCGCCTGACGATCACGAAGGCCGGAATCCCGGACCTTCAGGCCGACCTCGACGAGTCGAAGAAGCGGTCGACGGCCGTCTACACGAAGGTGACTGAGGGTCTGCCCGACGAAGGCACCGACGACGCCGCCGACGTGATCCGACAGGGCGTCGACAGCGTGAAGAAGTCGGCTCAGAATGCCATGGTCGACGTCGTCGTCGAGTACGTTCGCTCGCTCGACCACTCGCCCGAAGAAGCGAAGCGGTGGGCGAAGGTGATCGAGGGCACGAAGGGTGCCGACGGCGCGACGCTGAAGCCGACCGACGCCGTCGCGAAGCACTTCAAGCTCAAGCTCATGACCCGCGCTGAGATCGCGAAGGCGACCCGCGACTCGAAGAAGGCGATCGAGAAGGCTCAGCAGACCCTCGACACGGCAGAGGCGAAGCTCGGAACGCTCAGTGACGAAGTCGACCGGAAGGTCGCGGCGGGCGAAATGACCGCCGAGGAGAAGACCGAAGCGCTCGCCCCGGCGAAGGCCGACGTCGTCAAGGCCGAGAAGGAACTCGCCGACGCCGAGGAAGCCGCCCCCGGTGCGGGTAAGGCAGAGAAGGCGAAGACGCCGACCGAGGACCTGACCGACTCCGTCTCGAAGATGACGAAGCTTCTCGAACACGCGAAGGTCGCCGGTATCGCCGGTCTCGACGACAAGGGGAAGAAGGCGACCCGCGCGAAGCTGGAGAAGATCCGCGACGCGGTGAAGGATCTTCTCGCCGAGATCTGATAGTCAGTCAGTGCCCCGGCTCGCTTCGGCGGGTCGGGGCTTTCCTGTAGGGAGGGATCAGCCGTGAGTACGTACCGCGTCGAGGAACGCAACCCGTCCGCCTTCGCCGTCATCAAGACCGGCCCCCGGGGCGGTCAGAAGGTGATCAACGTCTACAAGTACCGGCAGACGGCGGAGGACGTACGCGACGCACTCGCTACAGCCGCCCGTATGGAGTGGTAGACGCCCGCGTAAGCGGTTAGCAGCCCCGTTCGGCCCCCAGGGTCGGGCGGGGCTTTCTCATGCCCTGAGACGGCCGCTGAGCGCCGCCTCGACCCCGTTCAGCGGGTACGGGTGACGCAGATGACGTTCGAACCCCCTTTTCCGGTATCCCTTAGAGATCTCCTAGCGATACCCAAAACAGCCCTTCCAACGTCACCTCCGTCACCCGGAAAACCCTCACGCTCCCCTTCGTGTGTCAGCACTCAACCGAAGGGGACTCACATGGGTCACGTTCGTACCGTCCAACGGGGCGGCTCTCGCTTCTACGTTCAGGACACCGCCCCGGATATCCGGGTACCCGGCGTCACGTCCGTCGTCGGCATGCTGCCGAAGCCCTTTCTCCAGTACTGGGCGGCGAAGATGACGGCCGAACTCGCCGTCGATTCCTTCGACTTCGTGTCTCGCATGGCAGAGCGCGACCGACAGGGGGCGGTCGACTACCTGAAGGGTGCGTCTCGCCGATACACGGCCATTCGCGCTGAGGTCGGCTCGAATGCACACGACCTGTTCGAGCGGCTCATGAGAGGCGAGTACGTCGGTCGGGTCCACCCGGACCTAGAGCCGTACCGGGCGCACTTCGTCGAGTTCATGCGCGTCGTGAACCCGGAACTCGTCAGGGCCGAAGACGTCGCATGGTCCGACCGTTTCCAGTACGCCGGAAGCTTCGACGCGATCCTTCGCGTGTGGATCGGCGAGGACGGAAAGCCGACGCCGGACCGGTCCGGCGAGCCGCACCTTCTGATCGTCGACTGGAAGACCTCGAAGGACACCTATCCGGACGTCTCCTTGCAGATGGCCGCTTACGCGAACGCCGACCGAATCATTTCGCCGGACGGCACTAGCGAGCCGATGCCGACCTTCGACGGGGCGGCCGTGCTTCACGTCACGCCGGATCAATGGGCGTTCAAGCCGGTCCGTATCGACCCCGACGTGTTCGAAGTCTTCCTGACGCTGCGGAAGGTCTTCACGTGGGATCGCGAGACCTCGAAGACGGTCATCGGGCGGGCGATCGCGAAGTCTGTCGGCCGGATCGTGACCGGCACTCAGCGCCGCTCGAAGTAGAGAAAACCCTCACGCTCTAGCCCAATCAGAGGGGGCGGACGGCAGGCACCGACGCCGCCGCCCCTTCTCCCCAAACGAAGGAGAGAACACGTGGGAATTCGTATCTTCGAGACCGACCCCGACGCCGCCCCGAAGCCCCGTAAGTCGTTCTCCGACGACACGGTCGGCCGGTTCCATTCCGGCCGTCAGGTCGACGGTCAGCCCGAGTCTCTGAGTGAGTGGCGAGTGACGACCGGCGACCGTGCCGTCGCCGACGCTGTCGCGCAGCTTCTCGGCGGTCAGCCCGACGAGACCGACTCCCCGAACGAGAATTTCATTGAGGTACTGACGGCCGCGAACGCCGTGTCGGTCATCCTCGACGGACCGAACGCGATCCGTTCCGACATGAAGCTTTGGAACCGGAACAAGTTGGTTCACCACTGCGACGGCGTCGAGTTCCTGAGCCCTGACGAGAAGGCCGGTCTTCCGTGCGGTTGCCCCGCGCTCTTCTCCATGCGTAAGCAGGCGGCGAAGGACTACGTCGGACCGTCGCCGTCGATCTCCATCACGTTCCGGCTCGCCGACGACCCGGATCTCGGAAAGTTCCGATTCCAGACCGGTTCATGGACGCTCGCCGAAGTGCTTCACGAGTATGAGAACGACCTTGCCCGTGTCGGCGGCGAAGCGGTCGCGACTCTCGCGCTCGAACTCGTCGAGTACACGACGAAGAAGGGCCGTTTCGTGTCCTACCTGAAGCCGGTTCTCGACAGGATTCGCAGCTACAACGACGCGATTGCCGAGTAGCCGAATGCCGCTATTCCCGAGCCCTAATTACGCGGCTCTCGTGTGGGCGGCGTACTTCCGGGATTCTGACGATTCCGAAGTGCGCCGCCCGATGTGGGACTTCCCGCCGGAAGCACGCGAGCCCCTGATTCATGAGCGCCGACGCCGCTTCGGTGTCGACGACGACATAGAGCTTTAGGAGAGAGAACGTGGCTGAGGCAGAGAAGAAGACGAAGGTCGTCCGTACCGAATTCGTCGAGGTGAAGCTGAGTGTCGACGAAGCGAACACGCTTCGCGCCGTTCTCAGCATGGTCGCCGGGTCGCCGACGAACTCGCCCCGTAAGCACGTCGACAGCGTCTCTGACGCACTGAAGAACGCCGGTATCGACGGCGGTATCGAGCGTCGTCTGATCGGCCGTCCGATCGGCAGTCGGAGCGGCCTGGAGTTCGGCCCGTACCCGGGTGAGACCGCGTCGCCCCTCGACGACCTTCTGTTCGGTGCGACCTCGAAGGCATGGGGGCGCATCAATGGCTAAGCGGGGCGTCGTTACCGACTACGCGGGCGAAGAGCTGTACCGGGGCGATCTCGTCGCCTACTCGACCCGGCAGGCGAACCGTGTTCGCATGACCGACGCGATCGTCGAGAAGGTGACCGCACGGCTCGAAGGCGGGCGGCTTCGCCCCATGCTGAAGGTTCGGCCGACGGGCACGGAATCGGGCTTCACGGCTCGCCGTTCCATGCGCGCTGAGTGGATCTCGGCAGAACACGTGCGGCTCATTCAGCAAGGTGTCGAGCCGGGCGTCGAGTTCTAGCAAGGAAGACAGGGCCGGACAGTGGCGAAGTGCTGCTGTCCGGCCCTTTGTCGTCTCATCACCTACTCACGTGAGTAGGTGGGAAGGGTGCACATGATCGAGAAGATTTCCGTCGAGGCCGCTCCGGCTCTCGGCGACATTCGTCTTTTGGGGCGGGGCGACACGATCGTCCTCGCCGATGGGGTCGAGGGGCGTCGCGATTGGGGCAGGTACCTCGACGCGCTCGCGTCGGCGCTGAGTCGTGGCGTCGAGGTCAGGCGGCTTCGTGGCTAACCCGAACAAGGATCGCGGGACGGCATGGGAGAGCGCCGTACGCGACTACCTGAACGACGCCCTAGGGCTGTACGTCGACGGCTGGAAAGACCTTCCGGCAGGCGTGACGAAGTTCGGGAATCCGGCCGACCCGCTGAACGTGAAGCGGCAGGCTCAGGAAGGCGCGCACGACGTCGGCGACTTGCACGCGTGGCCGTTCATCGTTGAGTGCAAGGACGTAAAGAATCCGGCCGTTCCGTCGTGGCTTCGACAGGGTCTCGTCGAGGCACGTAACGCCGGATTCCCGTACGCCGTCGTCGCGCATAAGACTCGCCGGGCGGCCGTCGCTGTCGGCCGGGTTCATGTCGACGTGCGGACGTTCACCCGGCTTCGGCTCGCACTCGGCTGGTCGACCCGGTCGTTCGCGACTCAATTCGGCTTCCGACTGTCGGCTCGCGGACTCGACACATCCCGTTGGTATTTCACGGCGACTGTCGGCGACTTCGCGGCGCTACTCAAATACGTCCGGCTGTTCGGTGCGTGAGAGAACCCTTCCGCTCTAAGCCATTCAACGAAGGGAACTCAATACATGCGCTTTAGTGACGTGCTCGCTCGCTTTGGCCAGGTGACCGAAGAGAACGACGGCGGTTATGCCGCACACTGCCCGGCACACAACGACTCGCGGCCGTCTCTCCGCATATGGAGGGGCGACGACAACAAGGTTCGGATCACGTGCCGTTCGGGCTGTAAGACGGCCGACGTAATCGCCGCCGTCAAACTCGAATGGCGCGACCTATTCGACGCGACCGGACCGGGTCTCACGGTGCCGAAGGAACGGCCGACGCTGGTCGCAACCGGACACGTCGCCGCTCTCGCGACGTACATCGACAGCACGTCAATGATGCTGGGCGACTTCGCCGACGAATGGTCGGACGCCGCCCGGACGTATCTCGCCGACCGGTTCGGGCTCGACCTCGACACGGCCGCCGACTTGCGGCTAGGCGTCGACTACGGCGACGGATACGGCTTCGCCTACGTCTCCCGCGCATTCCTGAGCTACCCGCGACTTACGGTGCCCCTCGACGGCTTCGACGGCGTTGCCCGGGGCATGCAGGGTCGCGACCTATCCGGCGATTGCCCGTCGAGGTGGCTCTCACTCTCGAACCCGTCAGGTGCCCGCTGGAGCCCTTACGGCGTCTTCCGGGGGCAGGGTGGCTACTCGGCGACGATCGTCACGGAGGGACCCGGCGACGCCCTTACAGCGGTCGCCGTCGGGTATGACGCCGTCGCCGTCCGGGGGGCGTCGCTCGCCGGTAACCCTGAGCTAGTCGCCGAACTCGCCGACGGGCTTAAGGGCTCTCAGGTGATCGTGTGCGGCGACAACGACACGGCCGGGCAGGGCTTCACTCGGCGTCTCGCCGACGGGCTCGCTGAACACGGCGTCGAGGTCTTCACGCTCGAAGTGCCGCACGACGGCGACGACTTGACCGATTGGCGTAAGCGCGATCCGGCCGGGTTCGCGTCGGCTCTGCACCGCGCGGTGAAGACGGCTCGCCCCGTCCGCGACGCCGAGACGGCTCAGAAGGAAGCCGTGTCGGCCGACCTGACGAAGCGGACCGGTGCCGACGTCGCCGACGCGTCCGAAGGGCAGGAAGCTGCCCGCATCCTGTCGGGTCTGATCGGTCGTTACGGCGAGTCGGACGCGATGAACGCACACGCTCTCGTCGCATGGTCCGGGAACCGGATCAAGTACGCGCCGGGTCTCGGGTTCTTCGTCTGGAACGGCCGCACGTGGGAGCGCTCGACGGTCAAGGTGCGGCAGGAGATTCACCGCATGGGGGCGGCGCTCATACTCGCGGGCGATCTACAGAAGGCGCGGGCGTTCACCATGACGACCCGGATCGACGCTCTTCTGACTGAGCTTCGGTCCGTGCCGAACGTTCACGTCGACGCCGCCGACTTCGACGCCCGGCCGCACCTTCTGAGCTTCCGGAACGGGACGGTCGACCTTCGGTCCGGCACGCTTCGCCCGCATGACTCGCGCGACATGTTGACCTATGCGCTCGACCTCGATTACCGGCCGGACGCTGTCGCCCCCCGTTGGGGACGGTTCCTAGAAGAGATCTTCCCCAATCACCCTGACCTTCCCGACTACATGCGCCGACTGGTCGGCTACGGCATGACCGGCGACACGTCCGAACAGTGCTTCGCCGTGTTGTGGGGGAAGGGGGCGAACGGGAAATCGGTATTCACGGACACGCTTACCGCTGTCTTCCGGGCGATCTCGAAGACGACGCCATTCGCCACCTTCGAGGAAAAGGCGTCGGGTGGAATCCCGAATGACATTGCGGCCCTTCGCGGTGCGCGCTATGTCATGGCGAGCGAAGGCGAGTCGGGTAAGCCAATGTCCGAAGCCGTTCTAAAGCGGGTCACTGGTAAGGACATGATCGCCGCCCGGTTCCTGCGGCAAGAGTTCTTCGAGTTTCGGCCGACGTTTTTGCTGCTTTTGGCGACGAACCATAAGCCGAAGTTCCGGGGGCAGGATGAGGGGCTTTGGCGTCGGGTCAAGATGATTCCGTTTCAGCGCTGGTTCGCCCCGAATGAGCGTGACTACGACCTCGACCGGAAGCTTCTCGCCGAAGCCGAAGGTATCGCCGCATGGGCGGTACGCGGGGCGGTCGAGTGGTACGCCGACGGTCTCGGCGACCCGGGCGTCGTCGAGTCGGCCGTGAAGGAATACCGCGAGACGTCCGACGCGCTCGCCGGATTTTTCCCGGGCGTACTGGAGCGCGACGACATGGCGACCATGAGCGGGGCGGACGCCTTTAACGCGTACCTCGATTGGGCGGAAGCCGAAAACCTTCCCGCTCGGGAGAGGTGGACGCGCCGCACCTTTTATGACGCCCTCGAAGAGCGGGGCGTGACCCGGAAGAAGACGAAGACCGGCATCGCGCTTGTCGGTGTCCGGGAGGCGGGGGCGGTCGCCCCGGCACCGGGTCCGGGCATCTTCGCGAAGTAGCTCAACAAGCAACAACGGAGGGGCACTTACTCACGTGAGTAGGTGCCCCTTCCCGTGTGGGGAGGCAACTTGCGCACATACCGACACGACATAGCGGGCGAGACCGTCGAGGTACACATACCCGAAGACTGGTCCGACCTCGACCACTTCAAAGACTGGTTCGTCGCGGCTTCGGCACGCGGACCGATCGCCGTTGACACGGAGACGACCGGGCTCGACGTGTACCGGGACGGCTACCGGCTTCGGACCGTGCAATTCGGCGACGCCCGGACGGCATGGGTACTGCACTTCGAGCGGGGCGGGCACTTCGCTGAGTTCGCCCGGTCGGCGCTCCGGCAAGACGCCCGGTACCTAATCCATAACGCCGCCTTCGATTGGCTGGTTCTCGACCGGCATGCGGGCGTGCCCCTCGAAGAACTCGCGCCGCGCACGATCGACACGAAGATTCTCGCGGCGCTGGTCGACCCGCGTCAGCCTCAGGAAGGGGGCGTAGGGACGTCCCTAAAGCCCCTGTCGGCGTTCTACGTCGACCCGTCCGCCCCGGACACTCAGGGCGACCTCACGGCGGTTTTCCGGTCGCTCGGTCTGACGAAAGAGACCGGGTGGGCGGGCATCGACCTCGATCACCCGACCTACAACCTTTACGCCGGTCTCGACGTGATACTCACGGCGCGAGTCTGGCCGGTGCTGGTCGACCGGCTCGACGCCCTCGACGTCCGGCAGGCGCTCAGGCAGTACGAACACGAGATCGCCCGTATCTGCGCCGTCATGCAGCGTCGCGGAATGGTGCTGGACGTCGACTTCACGCGCTCGCTCGATTCGGCGCTGAGTGAAGAAGCGCAGCGCTTCGCCGCTGAGGCGGCACGGTATGGCGTCGACAACGTGAACAGCACGGCTCAGATAGCCGAAGCGCTCGCCGGTATGGGGGAGACCCTGACCGAAACGACGGCGTCCGGCGCCGTCAAGGTCGACAAAGCCGTTCTCTGTGCGCTGGCCGATATCGACCTGTCTTGGAACCCGCTAGAGACCCGGACGGTTAACCCGCTCGCCGTCGCCGTGCTTCGTGCGAAGCGTGCCGGTAAGTGGCGGACGTCGTACGTCGAGACATTCCTCGACACGGTCGACTCGACCGGTCGCGTGCACCCGCATATCAATTCGCTTCAGGCCCGAACGGGTCGAATGTCGATCGTCCGTCCGGCGCTTCAGACTCTGCCGTCTTCGGATCAGATGATCCGGCGCTGTCTTCTCGCCGACGAAGGCGAAGTGATTGTGTCGACCGACTTCGCGGCCGTTGAAATGCGAGTGCTCGCCGCTCTCGCGGGCGTCCGTCGAATGAAGGAAGCCATCACGGCGGGCGAAGACCTGCACGACTTCACGGCGCGATTGGTATTCGGTCCGGGCTTCACAAAGAAGCACCGGAAGCTCTGTAAGGGCGTCGGCTTCGGCAAGGTGTACGGGGGCGGGGCGGCGACGATTGCCCGGCAGACCGGCGCACCGATGGAGGACGTACAGCGCGCGATCTCGGCGTATGACCGGGTGTACCCCGAGATCAAGCGGGCGTCGTCGCGCTGGCAGAGGGAGGCACGAAGCACGGGAATGGTGCACGTGTCGGCGACCGGTCGGCGGCTTCCGCTCGATCGTGACCGCACGTACGCCGTCGTTAACTATGCGTGTCAGTCGGCGGCTCGCGACGTGCTCGGTCAGTCTCTGCTGAACATGGAAGAGCGCGGGCTTCTCGACGCCCTTCGCTTGCCCGTGCACGACGAAGTCGTCGCGTCCGTACCGAAGTTGGAGGCGGCCGAGTTTGCTCGCGCATTCGAAGAGTGCATGACGTTCGACCTCTACGGCGTCCCGATCGAGTCCGAAGCCGAGATCGGCGGCCGGTCGTGGGGGAGTCTTTACGGGGCTGACTACTAAGAAGCACCGTAGGTAGGGCGCTCCGACCTGCATCTTCTACGGCCGTAGATAGTAGGTGTCCGGATTGATCGAATCTGTCCGGGCACCTACTCACGTGAGTAGGTGAACAGTTCCCCAAGCGTTAGTCATGGCCGTTTGCAGCATCTAACGACGCGTCTAAGTCACGACGCCCCGTCTGCCGTCAGACCAGAGGCGTACGCCCGGGGTAGATGCATACGACCGAAGGTTGATCCGCCGTCTCACCTTCGCTTCAAAGATCGACACCCAAAAGACTAGCGGCGATAGTAGGTACTGAAGCCCGTTGAGCTTCGTTGTTGCGCGACGTACGTTCCTCCTCGCAACGACGACGGCCCAAAGCGCTAGGCCCCGTTCGAGCAAACCCGGACGGGGCTTAGTCATGCCCCGGCACGCCCGGAAGCTCTAGTGACGCACGTCACGGACCCCTAGCGCGCTCTTCGCCCCGTTCCGGAAAACCCTTCCGCTCCCCACAGAGCAGACACCGGAACAGCAGGAGAGACGCCGTGATCAACCTGACCGAACAGCAGATCGCCGACGCCCGCGACAACGACCTCACCGCCGTGTCGGCCGTCGTCGAGGCGACCGAAGAGCGAGTTCAGCAACTCGCCCGCCGCTACGCGACCGGATCCGGCCGCACCGACCTCGATCTCGCCGAAGATCTCGCCCAGACCGGCCGTGTCGCCGTCTGGGAGGCTCTGAGCCGCTTCAAGGGGTCGAGCGTCGCTGAGTTCTTCGTCTTCGTCGACAGGACCGTTCAGGGCGTCATGAGCGACGCCCGGAAGGTCGAGACCCGGCCGGGCGTAACCCGCTCCATAGCGAGCGAGTTCGAGCGAGCCCTGAGCATCGCTGAGGGCGACCCGTACGAAGCCGAGAAGGTGGCTCAGTCGGACGTCATGGGATCGAAGCGCATGTCGGCCGACATGGCGTACGCCGCCCGTCTGTCGTGGCAGGGGGTCGACTACCTCGACGCCCCGGCCGGGAACGACGGCGGCGCCTACATGACGCTTCTCGACAAGGTCGCCGAGACGGTCGGCGTGTCCGCCGATCTCGTCGAGCCGGGCGACTACGCGACGGCTCGCCGGAATGAGACGCGCGAGAAGGTGAACGCCGTCCTCGACCGCATGGGGCGACAGCAGCAGATTGTTTTGAAAGCGCGCACGGGAATCGACCCGGTCGGTTTCTACGGCAAGACCAACGACGACGAACTCGCCGCCGACTTCGACATTCCGCGTCACCGGATCAAGGTGATTCGCGCTCTCGGCCGGGCTCGCTTCGCCGAACTCTGGAACGACGCCGAAGGCACCGACTGGCCCGTCGTTTCCGACGACCGTTTCTAATTCACCGCGACGCTAGGGGAGACAGAGAAATGACTTTCACGCTGGAGAACGGAAACACGGTCGAGGCGACTCGCGTCGAGGACGGATTCGACCTGCATATGCGGAATGCCGACGGCGAGACCGTTTCGACGGTCGTCGTATCCGGCGCTGAGTTCGCCGAGTTGCTTCCGTCCCTTCGCTAAGCGACCGCCCCGGGGCGGGTCACTTACTCACGTGAGTAGGTGGCTCGCCCCTTCTGAATGGAGAGACATTGCACGTCGACATACTCGCCACGACGACCGCTCACAGCGGACCAATGTTCGAGGCGTACGGGTATCACGTTCTCGATAGCCCCGACGGAATCCCGACGGACGCCGACGCACTCGCCGAAGGTGCCGGGCGTATCTGTTACGAGAGCTTCGACCGGCCCAACCCGAAGACGGCCGGGAATGCCGACTACCTCGCGAACATTCTGGCTCAGGGTCATTTTTCAGTGCTGGAGCATGCGAGCGTGACCTTCCTGGTTCGGGGCGTCTCGCGGGCGTTGCTCGCCGAACTCACCCGGCACCGACACCTGAGTTACAGCGTGGTTTCTCAGCGCTATGTCGACTACTCGAAGACCGAGCCGGTCATCCCGCCCGCGCTGAACGTCGACGAGACGCACCTTCTCGCGTGCGCGTACGACGAAGCGCTAGAGACATACGACGACCTAGTCGCCCGGCTCACGAAGCGGGGACTCAAGCGCAAGCAAGCCCGCGAAGCGGCTCGCGCTGTCCTGCCGAACGCCGCCCCCGTCGACATGGTCGTGACCGGAAACCTTCGGGCATGGCGCGATGTGCTGGGCAAGCGGTGGCACGTCGCCGCCGACGCCGAGATTCGCGAATTCGCCGGTCTGATCCTCGACCGGCTTCGCCACGAAGCCCCCAACTCAGTGCAGGACATACCGAGTTCGCCCTACGGAACGGAGAGCAACAAGTGACCGTGTACTACAACCCGGAAGCCTTCGGCGCGACGATCGTCGGCGACGTCGACACGATCGGCGGATACGAATACAACATGATCGCCGTCTTCCGGCGTGACGCCGACGGCGTCATGTTCTGGGGCGAGACGGCCGGGTGTTCGTGTAACTCGCCGTTCGACGAAGTCGGGAAGCTCGAAGACCTGACGCGTATCGACGACCCGGCCGTGTTCGCGGCCGACGCCCGTAAGTGGCTTCGCGATTCGTACGGCGTGAGTGCCGACGACCGCGACGGCGTCGAGAAGATGATTCGGAAGGTTCGCGACGGATTCCGGAAGGGGCTTCGCAAGTGAATGACAACCGCTTCGATTGGCGCGAGGACGACGAACCGGCAACGTTCTTCGTCGACGTGCTCGCCTTCGTCGTCATGTTCGTGATCGGCGTCGCCGTGTGCTGGGCGTGCAAGTGACCCTGAAGCCGGGCGACCGGGTCGTCGTGACCGTCACGGACGAATGGTCGGCGCTGGAGCTGTACGGGGCGACCGGCCGGATCGTCGAGGGCGAGAACCAATGGGGGAGCGTCGGCGTGTTGCTCGACCCCGAACATGACCCGTGGCAACTAGTCGCGGCGTTCAAGCCGAACGAACTTGAGAAGGTGGGGAGTTGACCCGACTCGAAGCGCTTCTAAAGGCCCGTGAGCTAGTCGACGCAATGGCCACGAACGCTCGCGGCTATCAAGACGGCGTGAAGTTCGCCGACAAGGTCGCGGCGACCGAGCGATACGCGCGGTTCCTACTGGGGGAGGACGAAGCCGAGTGACGGGCTGTAAGCACCTCTGCCCGTGTCTCGCCGGGTGCGAGCCCGATTGCGTGATGGAGTGTGCGGGCGTCGTCGAGGACGACCGGCCGGATTGGGACGCGTACTTTCTCGCCGGGGCGGAATGGGCGGCCGGTCGTGCCGACTGCACCCGGGCGAAGGTCGGCGCGCTGCTCGTGAACGCACGGAACGAAGTCAGGGGCACCGGTTACAACGGTGCCCCGGCAGGCGTGCCGGGTTGCGCGTCGGCCGGTGCCTGCCCCCGGGGTCGGCTCTCGGTCGCCGAGTGCCCCCGCGACAGCGATTACTCGAATTGCATCGCCGACCATGCCGAACGGAACGCGCTCCGGCATGCCGACCCGCGCGAGTTGTTCGGCTCAACGCTGTACGTCACTCGCGAACCTTGCCCGTCGTGCTGGACGCTCATACGGGCGTGCGGCCTTCGCCGTGTCGTCACGCCGACCGGCGATCACCTACTCACGTGAGTAGGTGACCTACTCACCCGAAGGGAGGTGATCACATGTTCCGCACTGTCGCCGCCATGGTGCTAGCGCTCGGATTCCCCTTCGGGCATGCCCATTTCGTGCCGTGTCCGGGCATCGTTGGTAAGCCGTACGTGCCCTACTCGGCGTGCTTCAAGCTGTAAGCCTTTGTCCGAATCGCCGGATTGCCAAGGTAAAATCTGTGCAAGATTACCCCCGCTTCGGCGGGGGTTTTCTCGTTTCAGGCACCTACTCACGTGAGTAGGTGCTACGGTCGAGACCGGCACAACGACGACAGCGACAAAGGGGCGGGCGATGAACTTCACGATCAAGTACAACCGGACCACGAACCACATTGCGGGTATCCACCCCCAGGACGCGAAGACCGGCGAGTTCAACTATGCCGAGAACGCGTGTGGCTCTATCACCCGGTACGCCCTCGCCGCTGGCAAGCGCTATGACAACATTTTCGACGCGCTGAACAACGGCTTCACGGGCGGTCGTAAGTTGTGCAAGACGTGCGAGAAGGCAGCATTCGCCCTGATCGCCGCCATGGACGCCGCCGAAGCCGCCGAAGCTGCCGAAGCCGCCGTCGAGGTCGAGCCGGTCGTCGAGCCTGCCCCGGCCGTCGCCCCGGTCGTCGAGGACGACCAGACGGACGCGATCGACAACGGCATGACGACTTGGGCACACGGTCTTCTCGGCGCTGAGGAAGCTCTTCAGGAGCGAATCGACGCCAACGGCGGCGTGTGGGACCTTCCGGCCGTGTTCGACCTCGAAGGCAACATGGTTCCGGCTCGCCGGGTCGAGGGCGAGTACGGGACGTCGTGGCGCATCCTCGACGAGAACGGTCAGGGCGTCGGCTGGTTCAACCCGTCGAAGGCGAAGAAGGAGGAGACGCGCCGCGCCAACGACGCGAAGCGCGGTTACTACCTGGGAAAGGTCTCGGTTCCCGTGAAGGCTGAACTCGCAGGGGGAAACATGTTCTCGGTTATGCCGATCGTCGTTCCGGTCGACGAGAAGTACGCGGCCGACACGACGGCGACCGTCGCCGACAACGGTCAGCCGGTCGTCGAGGTCGAGCCGGTCGTCGAGGCCGCGCCGAAGTCGGCTTACGCGGTCGCCTTCGAGGAGGCTCGCGCACTCGGACACGACCACGCTGAAGCGGCCGACTACGCCGCGACGAAGGTCAAGCACAACGCACACGGAGAGAAGGTTGAGAAGGTGGCGAAGAAGCGCACGACGAAGGTCGTTCACCCTGACGGCTCGGAGTCGACTCGGTCGAGCGAGACCCGCGATTACCTGTTCGCCGTCGTGGTGACCGAGAACCGGCACGAAGTCGCTTACGACCTCGAAGAGGAGTGGACCGAAGCCGTCGAGAAGCGCGATCACTTCGAGGAGAGCGCGAAGGCGCCGAAGGTCAAGAAGGTTCGTGACAAGAAGTGGACCCGGGGCGAGAAGTTCACCTTTTATCTGATCGGCGACCCGGACGTGTCCGGCGATTGCTGGTGGCTCGGTTCTGAGTACGAAGGCGACGAACCGTTCGACCTCGACTCGGCGCTCGCCCGGAAGGCTGAAGAGCTTCAGTACCGTGTCGACAAACTCGCCGCGAAGATCGCCGAGCTTCTCGACGGACCCGAGATCGGTTACGGGGTCGTTCGCTGGTCGTCGACCTATCCGGCCGCTCAGACCGGCATGCGCGAGTTCGAGCGCAGCGTCGGCAAGCACCGGACGTACCGGATCGTTGAATGCGACGTCGTCTGACAGAGCCCCGATCGAGGCACCTACTCACGTGAGTAGGTGCCTCTTTCTTTTTGCCCATCAGGCAATGTTACTGACGGGTCATCAGATTGTGTACATCCTGTGTTCACCATGGTCATCCTTGAGTCGTACGCCGCGACCTCGACGAACACGACCCTAGGGCGATAGGCGCGACAGTGATCGGAATGTCAACCTCCACATATGCGCCACACATACCGCGCCGCCTTCACGGTGGCCGTGCCGACCGTCGTCGGCGGTCTCATTCGGTGGGTCCCGGCACCTGAGTTCGCGAACGTCGCCTTCGTCGAGCTAGTCATGTCCGAAGCCGACATCGACGCCGTGCTGAAGACGGTCGGCTCGACCGTCGGCCGCATCCTGACGGGTCATCAGGCATTCCGGATCGAGGTACGGGGGCACACGACCCGTTGGCTAGTCGGCATGGGGGAGTGGCGAGCACTCGCCCCCGGCATGCCGCTAGAGCCCGTCTGTCTATGGGTCGCCGACTGGTCGAGCCTGCCCCCGTTCCCGGCGACCGCCCGGGTCGTGCTGGAGACGGCCGCCTGAGCGCTGTCCGCTCTCCGGATAGGTGTATCGCTCATTCGTTGAGCGTGCGATCATTACGGAACCTTCACTTCCGCTTGCCGAGAAAGACCGCGAGCCAATGTCCGATCACGCTCGACCCGCCCCAACCCGCCGAAGCTGGCACACGCCCGCACTCGCCGCACTCGCCGTCGTCGGCGTGTTCAGCGGCCTAGCCGGGCTTCGCCTCGAAAACGCCCGCCCGGCCGGTACCTCTGTGCCCGACCTCGACCTACCCGACGCCGACATGCCGACGCCGACGGCGACGCCCCTAGGCGGCCCTGAGAGCCCGTCTACGACCGTCCGGGGCCGGGTGAGCCCCGACGCCCCGTCGGCACCGCCTAAGGCGGCGAAAGCGCCGTTTCTGGGCGTCGTGCCGACCTTCCGGCCGCCGACCTCGACGATGCCCTCGAAGCGGCCGAAGAGCGACCATCGAAGCCGACTTCGGAAGGGGCTCGACGAAGTCGTTCCCGGGGTCAAGGGCTTGCCCTCGTGGGCACTCCCGATCGTCGACGAAGTGCAGCATCACGCCGTGAAGGGAACGGTCGTCGAGGCGGTCGTCGACGACGACGGGACCTTGACCGTGTCGGCGACGCTGAAGGCGCACGGGCACGGGAAGCACCATCACGGCCACGGCCACGGACACGGGCACGGACACGGCCACGGGAAGCCGAAGGGGAAGCACCGGGCACCGGTCGTCGTCGCGATCTCGCTACGGGTCACGGACCCGACGAAGGCGACCCCGGCCGCCCCGGCGACAGTGACCGTGTCGGCGATCACCCCCGACGCCGACATGCCGGTCGTCACGACGGCGACGATCACGACGCCCTCGACGGCGACGGCCGACGCGCTTCAGACGGTCGGGCAGGCGATCGCTATCGCCGTCACGGCCGCCCCTGCACCGACGCCGGACCCGACGCCCGCCGACCCGACGACAGTGCTCTCGCCGGACACTGCGGCCGAGCTGGTGCCGACGCCGGACCCGGCCGACGTCGCCGACCCGGGCGAGTAGGGCAAGAGAAAGCCCCCTGAAGCGTCGGCCGACTTCAGGGGGGCAGCGTGGGGACTAACGCCGGGGGCGTCGCCCAGGGACACACACGGGGCACTCACACGGAGGCCACGCGGACGACATAAGCGGGGGCAAGTCGTCGGCCGACAGGAATTTCTTCGTCCGGCCGTAGGTCTTCCCGCTGTCGGAACTGACCCGGATCGTCATCAGAATTCGCGCGTCGCCGGTCATGCCGTCTGCCCGTCTTCGAGACGCTGCCCGCGAGACTCAGCGATGCGGGTTACGTCGCTCAGGCATTCGGCGAGCCGTCGAGACATCCAACGGAATTCGTCGGTCGTCACTTCGCCCGGCCGATTCTGCAATTCGTCGGCGTAGATCAGAATGCGCGCCGCCATTGTGAGTTGTTCGACTTCGGCGTGATCGGCGATGTTGGTCATGATGCTGGTCGTCGGGTCGCCGTCGCTTTTCAGGTACTGCGGTTTTCCGTCGGGTCCCGTCCAGGGGAGCAAGCGAGCCCCCGCGATACGCTCTGTCATGTCGACCTGTCCCTTCAGGTTGGCCACGCCCCGGGGCCGTTCGCGCGGTCGCCGGGGTCTTTCTTCTACCCGCTGCATTCGCACTGTACGCGCCGTTCGCGCAGTACGCAGTGCGCTGACACAGAGTGCGGTCGCTCAGTACACGTCGGCGACCTACGGTGCACTCATGACGGATCTAGATCGCACTCGCCCCGTGTGGCGTCAGGTCGCCGAGACGATCGCGGCGAGGATCGCCGACGGGACCTATCCCGTCGGCGCGAAGGTGCCGAGCGTCGTGCAGCTCTCGACAGAGTTCGGGGTCGCCGCCTCGACGGCACAGAAGGCGATAGCTCTGCTGAAGGGTGAACGGCTGGTCAGGGCCGAACCCGGGTTGGGGTGCTTCGTGACCGACCCGAAGGAGCGCCCGGGGGCGTGACCGGAGCGCGTTTCCGCAGGTCAGGGCGTATATCTATTTCTCGGGTTACTGTTCGATGACCAGAGATATGGGTGTACTCTGACGGGGTGACAGACACCCTGAGAAGCGCCGTCGACGTGGCGGCCGACGCGATCCACCCGACGGCGAACGTCGCGGCCATCTACGTACGGCAGTCGCGGAAGAAAGCCGACGGCAGCGAAGCGAGCCCGGCCGTACAGCGCGAGGAATGCCAGGGTAGGGCAGCGAAGCTTGGATTGCGGACGCTGACCCCCTATGAGGACGTCGGCATTTCCGGGTACGACCCCGACGCCGAACGACCCGACTTCGATCGCATGTTGCGCGACGCTGCGGCCGGGAAGTTCTCGAAGCTTCTCGTCTACTACATGAGCCGCTTCTCTCGGCAAAAGCCCCTCGAAGTGCTTCAGGTAGTCCGCGAACTCTGGTCGTACGGGATCACCATCATTTCCGTGACCGAAGGCGAATTCGTCCCGGATGATTTCGGCAGTCTCATTCACCTAATCGCCCGGCTCGAAGGCAACCACAAAGAGAGCGCGCTGAAGTCTGAGAACGTCAAGAAGACGAAACTCAAGGCACGCAATCTCGGCGGATATCTCGGCGGACAGGCGCCGTACGGCTTCACCAAAAGCAAGGTACTTCGGAACGGCGTCGCGATTCAGGTACTGGAGCCCGACCCGGAAGAAGCGCCGAAGATTCGCGCGCTGGTCGATCACCTTCTGAAGAACCGGAACGCCGCGCCGGATAAGAACGGCCGACACCCGGCGTCGCTTCTGTCCGCTGCTGAATGGCTGAACGAGCACGGCGCCACCCCTCGACGGGGTAAAAGCTGGGATGACTCAAGCGTTATCCGAATGCTGATCGACCCGCGCCTAGCAGGGTTCGCCGCCGAGTACGTATATGAGCGCTCGCCGTACCACGAGAAGGATCAGCGCAAGTCGCGCGCATACCTGATTCAGCGCGACGACGAAGGACACCCGGTTATCGGCAACGAAGCGATCATCACGCCCGCTGATTGGTACGCGCTTCAGGATCACCTGAAGAGCCGTCATCAGAAGGGGAAGGCGTCGCCCGGAACTTCGCTCTTCGGCGGGGCGGGTCTTCTGGTCTGTGAGTGCGGAAAGAAGCTCACATACTTTGGCGCTAAGGCGGTCGTGCCGAACTACCGGTGTCCGCGTACTCGTACCGACAATGTCGGCCGGACGCACGAAGGCGGTAACAGCATCGCCGTGCATCACGTAGACGATTGGGTTGCGCGTCGAGTGATGGCTCTGATCACGACTTCGGACGGCGACGACGCAACCCTAGAGATTCTGGCCGAAGCCACCCGGCGATACGGGCTTCGCACAGAAGCCCCTCAGACGGCCGGTGAACGTGCCGAACTCACTCGCGCTCGCGCTGTCGACACGACGGCGCTAGAGGAGCTGTACGACCGCGAAGAAGCGGGCGACTACGACGACCCGGTCGGCCGGAAGAGATTCCGGCAACGTAAAGACGCGATCCTCGGTCGCATCAACGCTGCGACGGCTCGACTCGCGGAACTCGACGAAGCCGACTCGCCCGCTCTGCCGATTCAGGAATGGGTAGGCGAGCCGGACGAAGACCCGATAGGCCCCGGGTCGTGGTGGCACGGCGCATCGCTCGACGACCGGCGAGACTTCCTGCGGCTCTTCGTCGAGCGGGTCGAAGTCCGGAAGGCCGCGAGCAAGGGCGGGAACTACAACGGCGCCACGTACGACGTTGGCTCGCGTGCGGCCCTCACGTGGGTCAGTGCACTACGTGAGGACGACGAAGAAGCGGCCCTGTAGCCCCTGAGAGAGCCCCGGTAAGGCTTCGGCCCTACTGGGGCTTTTTCATGCCCCCAGACGGCCGCGTACGGCTTCGGTTAGGTCTGCCTAAGTTGTAGTCAAGGCGTCACGCACTGTGATGGCATGCCGTCGGCGCTACAGCGCGGGGGTAGCCGGGTGACGCAGATGACGTTCGATACCCCTTTTCCGGTATGCATTAGAGATCTCTAAGGGATACCCAAAACAGCCCTTCGAACGTCACCCGCGTCACCCGGGCGAGAAAACCCTTCCGCTCTAGAAAACCCTTCCGCTCTAGTACATGCAGAGGGCGAGCGAATCCCGCGCACCCAACCACACTCGGCGGTCTGAATTCGCCCCCTCTATCGCCCCGCGCTCCCTAGCTTCTCTCCCTAGGTTGTAGTGCGGGGCATTTTGCTTCCGTGGCTCAATGGTTAGAGCGTCCGCCTGTCGAGCGTCCGCCTGTCGAGCGGAAGGCCGCCGGTTCGAATCCGGTCGGGAGCGCCAAGGCGCAAAAGATAGGCCCTGACCGGCCGACAATATGCGCCTAGGGCGAAACCGGCCCCGAGTAGCTGAGCCTAGTCAGCTCAGGGAAACGGGCGGCGAGTAACCCTGAATGCCCGTCTAGGCAAATTGGTAAAGCCGTCAGTCCTAGGAACTGATGCGTGCCGGTTCGAGTCCGGCGATGGGTACCGATCACCTACTCACGTGAGTAGGTGCCACTGAAGGGGCGTCATGCGCGTTTCGAACTATCGACGCTCCGACGTTCTCGCCCGGGGCAACGACGCCGCTCGACGACTTCGTAAGCGGCTTCGCCGTGCCGGGTACTTCCCGTGCGCGTCATGCGGCATTCCGCGACTCGCTTCGGCTCTCGACGTCGACCACATTCGCCCGCTGGCACTCGGCGGCGAGGACGTCGACGAGAACATTCAGGCACTCTGTCGACCGTGCCACAAAGCCAAGACTCGCGAAGACTTCGGAGTCTCGACGCCCCCCTTCTGAGGTGACATGAGCTACTCGACGGAACCAAAGGTCGGTCAGTTCGGTGTGACCCGGATCAAGGGTGTAACCGGCCGCCTGATCGAGCTAGGTCAGCACCTAATCGGGTCCGGCTCGCGCTACACGCACGCCTTCGTCGTCGTCGCCGATGGTTGGGTCGTTCAGGCCGAACCCGGCGGCGCAACGCTCGTTCCGCTGTCTTCCGCTGTAGGCGGTCGAGACACCGTTTACAGCGATCTCGACCTAACCGACGATCAGCGTAAGGCGATCACGACGAAGGCTTTCCGTCTCGTACATACGCCTTACAGCTACCTCGACTATCTCGCGATCGGCGTGCGTCGTCTTTTCGGCATAAACGCGCTAGAGAATTACGTCGAGGACACAGGGCACATGATTTGTTCTCAGCTAGTCGACGACGTATTTCGGTCGGCTGGTATTGAGCTGTTCCCGGGTCGCATTCCTGGTGACGTTACGCCGGGCGATCTAGCTAGGTGGCTAGGTGCGTAAGCGACCCTGTCTTGTGTGTAAGCGGCTTACGTCTAATCCATCACGTTGTGCTGATTGTCAGAGTGCATACCTAGCCAGAGTGAACGCATATCGCGGCACGTCTACGCGACGTGGTTATGGCTACCGCTGGCAGAAGCTCTCCAGTCAGATACTCAGGGAACATAGAGAGAGCTACGGCGATCTCTGCCCAGGGTTCGGCGTCTCGGCCCATGCTGCGTCGGATCTGACCGTCGACCACATCACACCGAAGGCTCTCGGCGGCACCGACGACCGATCGAACCTGCAAGTTCTCTGCCGTTCGTGTAACAGCAGGAAACATAGCCACACCTAGAGTCACCCTTAGTCACCTCCTCACGTGAGTAGGTGCATAACTATGCGCATACGTCTGCATAGGGGGGCGGGGTAAATCTCTTGCGCGTGCAACCACCCGGACCCGGCCCCCATGCCCCCACACACCGCCGCGAAATTCGAGGCAGGGGGTATCGGCCCGATCGCGCCGAATGAATATGCATGCAGGGAGGTCGCGCCATGCCCGCCGGTCGCCCTCCGTCACCTACGGAGCGTAAGCGCAAACTCGGGAACCCGGGTAAGCGGTCGATTCCCGCTGTAGCTGAGACGGTCGCCCTTCCTGAACTTCCCTTCGAACCTCCCGAAGGTCTCGGCCCTGACGGCGTCGCATTCATTCGCTCCGTCGTCGCCTCGACCCCGTGGCTCGCGAATACCGACCGGCCGACGGTCGAACTCGCCGCCCGTCTCGTCGACGAGTGCGCAGAGATTCAGCACGAGATCGACGAAGCCGGTCGTGTCTTCGTGACCGAGAAGGGCTATCCCGTAATTAACCCGTTGGTCGGCGCTCTCTCGACCAGCCGTAAACAGCTCCATTCCGTCCTAGCGTCACTCGGATATACGCCCGCCGACCGAACCCGCATGGGTCTAGCTGAGGTCAAGGCGAAGAACGCATTCGAGGAAATGCTCGCGAAGCGTGCCGCCTACTCACGTGAGTAGGTGATCGAGGAGGTCGCCCCTTGAATGCCCCGCTGTATCTGACACCGGTTACGGCCGACGAGATCGCCCGGGGCGACGGCGACGACTTCGGCAACTTCACGCAATTTCTGAGGATCACGAAGGACAGCGTCGGCGGCTCTGCCGGGGCACCGATGGTCATGCGTGACTGGCAGACGGCGATGATGCGTCGACTGTTCGCTCGGAAAGAGAACGGCCGACTGAAGCACCGACAGGCGCTTATCGGCGTGCCCCGTAAGAACGGGAAGAGCGCGCTAGGCGCCGGTGTCGCGCTGTACGGGCTCGCCTTCGGCCCTAAGGGCGGCGAAGTCTTCTCATGTGCGGCCGATAAAGAGCAAGCAAGAATTGTTTTCGGTACCGCGAAGAAGATGATCGAGCTAGAGCCGCAATTTGGCGGGCTCTTCAAGACCTACCGTGACGCGATTGAGCTACCGGCGACCGGTTCGGTTTATCGCGTGCTCTCCGCTGAAGCGTTCACTAAGGAGGGTCTTAACCCTCATCTAGTGCTCTTCGACGAAGTGCACGCGCAGCCTAACCGTGAACTCTGGGACGTTATGGCGCTCGCTACCGGTGCCCGTACTGAGCCCCTTCTCGTCGGCATTACGACGGCGGGCGTTAAGTCCGACAGCACGGGCGGCGACTCACTGTGCTATTCGATGTATCAATACGGGCAACAGATCGCCTCAGGGGAGGTCGACGACCCGTCGTTCTACTTCGAGTGGTGGGGAGCGCCGGAAGGGTCCGATCATCGCGACCCGGCCGTCTGGTCGGCCGCGAATCCCGGCTTCGGCGACATTGTGTCGGCCGACGACTTCGCCGCCGCTGTACTTCGGACGCCCGAAGCGGAGTACCGAACGAAGCGGCTTAACCAATGGGTCTCGACGGCTCAGGCATGGCTTCCGTCCGGCGCGTGGGATGAATGCGAAGGCTCTAGCGAGTCGATACCGAACGGCGTCGAGGTCGTACTGTCCTTCGACGGTTCGTTCAACAACGACAGCACGGCGCTAACCGTCGTGACGTGTCCCCAGGGTGACGACCTTCCGCATATCGACGTCGTCGCCGCATGGGAGAAGCCGAAGGATTCCGGCCAAGACTGGTCGGTGCCAATCCTCGACGTCGAGGCGGAGATTCGTAACGCGTGCCGCCGCTGGCAGGTTCGCGAGATTGTGTGCGACCCGTTCCGGTGGGCGAGGACGTATCAGATTCTCGAAGACGAAGGTCTTCCGGTCGTCGAGTTCCCTCAGTCGCCCGCCCGAATGGTCCCGGCGACTCAGCGTTTCTTCGAAGCCGTGATGAATAAGAGCCTGACGCATTCCGGCGATCTTCGGCTCGCCCGTCACCTCTCGAACACGGTCATTCGCACCGACTCTCGCGGGTCTCGGATCAGTAAGGACTCGAAGGGTTCGCCCCGAAAAATCGACCTAGCCGTGTCCGCAGTAATGGGGCTCGAACGGGCGATGCAGGAACCGGAACGCGAGCCCGAAACGCAGTTCTTTAGCTGGGCCGAACTCTAGGGAGTCACCTTGAAATACCTTCCGTCGCTCCCATGGCGACGCGTCATATCCGACGTCGCCGACGTCGGCGGTCTCGGATGTCTGGTCGGCGCGGGTTGGTCGTTCAACTCGGCTCTAGGCGTCGGTCTTCTCGGCGGCGCTCTCCTGCTAGTTGGTTGGGTGGTGGGCAATGAGCCTTCTACGTCGAGCCAGTAAGCAGACACGGGGGTTTATGGCTTCCGGTAGCGGCGACCCATGGTCGATTCCCTCGAATGGGCAACTCGCCCCGTCGTCGGCGTCCGGCGTTGCCGTTACCGAAGAGTCGGCGATGCGGCTTCTCGTCGTCTCGTCGGCCGTCCGCATTCTGTCCGACGCCGTGTCGGGTCTTCCCTTCGACGCTGTTCGCGCTGAGGGCGAGATTCGGAAGACCGTCGAGCCCCCGCCGCAGATAATCGCCGACCCGTTCGGCGGTAACTCGACCCCGGGTCTCACGACTCGCCGTCAGGGCTTCGGTCAGATGATGGTTTCTCTTCTGCTGAGGGGCAACGCGTACGCGGCCGTCCTCGACCGAGACCGCATGAACCGGCCGACACGCCTTCGTGTGCTGCACCCGGATTACGTGAAGTGCGAGTTCGACGAGAGCGGGCAGCGGGTCTACGAAGTCAACAATGCGCCCGTTCCGACGGCCGACATGATTCACCTAGTCGGCATGTCCTACCCGGGTTCGCCGACCGGCATAAGCGTGATCAAGTACGCCCGTGAGTCCATCGGTCTCGGTCTCGCCGCTGAAGAGTTCGGGGCTCGATTCTTCGGGTCCGGCGCTCACATGTCCGGCATCGTGACCGTGCCCGGCGACCTCGACAAGGAACGTGCCCGGGGGCTTAAAGAGAGCTTCACGTCGGCGCACGCCGGACTCAGGAACTCGCACACGGTCGGTGTCCTGACGGGCGGTGCTACGTGGCACCCGATTAGCGTCACGCCGGACGACGCGCAGTTTCTCGGCACTCGGCAGGCGCAGAATCTCGACCTCGCGATGTTGTTCGGCGTGCCGCCGCACATGCTCGGTCAGGTCGATAAGACGACCTCTTGGGGTACCGGTATCGAACAGCAGGGTCTCGGCTTCCTGGCTTACACGCTGTCGCCGTGGCTAGGCCGGTTCGAGGATGCATGGTCGACCATGCTCTCTAAGCCTCAGACGGCGCGCTTCAACGCCGACGCCCTACTGAGGACGGACACGGCCGGACGCTATGCCGTCTACACGGCCGCCCGTTCCGCTGCAATTCTCACGACGAACGAAATTCGCGCGCTTGAGAACTTCGCCCCGATCGACGGCGGCGATGACATTGCGGCCCCGATGAATTCCAGTGCGCCGAAGATGAAAGACAACGCCGCTTCGTCTACTGCGCCTAAGACCGACGATTTGGGGGCGGTTTTGTAGTGAGCAAGTTTGCAAGTCGCGCGACGCTGGGCGTCGTCGAGAACCGAAGCCGACCCTTCGAGGGCGTCGAGCTTCGCGAAGCGGCCGACGGCACCGGGGGCAATTCGTTGACCTTCCGTGGCTATGCGTCCGTCGTCGACGCCGCCTATGAAATGAGCGACTATCTCGGCGACTACACGGAGGTAATCCGGGCGGGGGCGTTCGCACGGACGCTAGCGGCCGGTGCCGACGTGCCGTTCAAGGTCAACCACGACGGAATCACGCTCGCCCGGACGAAGTCGGGAACGATGAGGCTCGCCGAAGACTCGACCGGGCTTCACGTCGAGGCCGACCTCGACCCGGCGTCGCCTGCCGTTCAGACACTCCGCAGCGCTATGGAGCGGGGCGACCTCGACGAAATGTCGTTCGCGTTCCGGGTCGTGCGTCAGGATTGGTCGCCCGACTGGACTCAGCGGGACATTACTGAGGTCGACCTGAACAAGGGCGACGTGAGCGTCGTCAACTACGGCGCCAACCCGCACACGGGTGGGCTTACTTCGCTCCGTTCCGCTGAACTCGCTTCAGCTATGCGCGAGTTGCGCGCTGGTGAGCTGACGCCGGAGAAGCTAGACGCAATCTTCCGGCTGATTCCTGAACTCGCGGCGGCTCTCCCGACAGGGGAGAGCGACGAAGCGCGAGAGGTCGAGGACGTCGACCTATCTCTTTACGACGCTCGCCTTCGAGCGCTTTCTCTCTAACCCCCTTCGGTGCCACCTACTCACGTGAGTAGGTGACTCCGTCATGCCTGAAAACAGGAGTACCGCACACATGCGTGATGTGATTAACGGCGTTATTGCCAATCGCACTGAGGCTCGCGCGAAGCTCGACGCGATGCTAGAGACCGCAAAGACCGAGAAGCGCGGTCTGTCCGACGACGAGAAGGCGGAATTCGACCGGGTCGAGGCGGAGGTTCGCGAGTTCGACGCCCGGATCGAGGAGCTAGACACTCAGATTCGCGCCGACGAGAAGGCGGCCGAGACCGCGAAGCGTTACGCCGGTTCCGTGAAGGTGACTTCCGAGCCTGAGGTTTACCGGAACGACGTCGGCGGCCGGTCGTACTTCCGCGATCTGCACCTCGCCCGCAACAAGGGTGACCGCGACGCCGTCGACCGTCTCGCCCGTAACGACCGCATGCGCGCCGACACCGAGAAGCGAGCTATCTCGACCGTGAACGGCGCGGGCGGCGAGTTCGTTCCGCCCGTGTGGCTGGAGCAGGAGTTTGTGAAGCTCGCGCGTCCGGGTCGCATTACCGCGAACCTGACCCCGACCTTCGCCCTTCCGGCCGGTACCGACGCAATCAACATTCCGAAGGTCTCGACCGGTACCGCTGTCGCTCAGCAGACTTCACAGAACACGGCCGTTCAGAACACTGACCTTGCGACGACCTCGATCTCTTCGCCGGTCGTGACGATCGCCGGTGGGCAGACCGTTTCGCTTCAGCTTCTGGAGCAGAGCCCGCTAAACATCGATCAGGTGATCCTCGCCGATCTCGCGGGCGACTACGCGCAGAAGCTAAACGCTCAGGTTCTCGCCGCCGCTGGTGGTGCTGGAAACCTGACCGGTATTACGAAGCTCGCCGGTATCAACGCCGTGTCGTACGTGTCGGGTTCGCCGACGGTCTCGCTTCTCTACAGCAAGATCGCCGGTGCGATTCAGTCGGTGCACACCGCGCGGTTCCTGCCGCCGGACACGATCATCATGCACCCCCGCCGGTGGGCGTACCTTCTCGCCGCCTCC